CGTGAAGTGGTGGCGAAGGCGAAAGCCTCGCTTAAAAGTCGCAACCTGGAGTTACATACATGAAGAAGTTATTCGCGGTTCGGGACGTGAAGGCCGACACGTTCGGCGCGCCGATGGCGATTCCGACCGAAGGTCTTGCGGTCCGTTCGTTTACGGAGGCTGTGCTGGCTCCGAATTCGGATCTCGCGAAGTACAAGGAGGATTACATGCTGTATGAAATCGGGACCTACGAGCCCAATTGTGGGCTCGTGACGGCTTTGCCGGTTCCCCGTTTCATCGTCAGCGCGTCGTCGGTGTACGACTCGCATCAGGCGTCGAGGGCGAAGGTCGAGCCCGAGCTGCCGGGAGTGGAGGCCTAATATGTTCGGCAACGCTCCTCGGCTGCCTTCTCCGATGGGTCACGGGTTTGCCCGGGTTCCCACGGTCGGCATCCAGCGGTCGAGATTCGACCGCTCGCATTCGGTGAAAACGTCGTTCGACGCGGATTATTTAATTCCGATTCTCTGCGACGAAATCCTGCCGGGCGATACGGTCAACTGCCGTTTGACGGCGTTCGCGCGTCTCGCGACTCCGCTCAAGCCCATCATGGACAACATGTACCTGGAGACGTTCTTCTTCTTCGTTCCGATGCGGCTTCTGTGGAACAACTGGGAGAAGTTCAACGGTGCGCAGACGGACCCGGGCGACTCGACGGTGTTCACGGTTCCGACCGTGCCGATGCCTGCGGGGGGTCCCGAGGTGGGGTCCCTTTGGGATTACTTCGGGATTCCGACGGACATGACGAACGGGTTTAACGTGGCGGCGTTGCATTCTCGGGCGTACAACCGCATTTATAATGAGTGGTTCCGCGACCAGAACCTGCAGGATTCGCTGGTGGTGGACTTGGACGACGGTCCGGACATCCAGGCGGATTACGTCCTGCGGAAGCGCGGCAAGCGGCACGACTACTTCACGTCGTGCCTCCCTTGGCCGCAGAAGGGCGACGAAATCACGCTGAGCATCGGCGCGGGCGATATGCCCGTGTTGGCTTATCCGGCGGCAACGAATAATTCGCCGTTTCAGGTGAAACGGGCGTCGGATGACGGGACGGTGACGACGGGCAACACGCTGGGTTCGAATGCGACCGGTGGTTATCTTCGTGATACCGGGACGGGCGAGAATCTGTATCTCGACCCGCAAGGGCGTCTCTACGGAGATATCGGGTCGGTGTTGGCCACTTCGGTGAACGACATCCGGGAGGCGATGCAGCTGCAGGTCATGTTGGAGCGTGACGCTCGGGGCGGTACGCGGTACACGGAAATCATCCGGAGCCAGTTCGGCGTGACGTCGCCGGACTTCCGGTTGCAGCGTTCGGAATACCTGGGCGGGGGTTCTTCCCCGGTCAACGTGCATCCGGTGCCGCAGACTTCTCCGACGTCGGGTTCGAACCCGCACGGGCAGCTCGCGGCGTTCGGGACGGCGAGCTTCAACGGGCACGGGTTTAACAAGTCGTTCACCGAGCATGGGGTTCTGCTCGGGCTGGTGAACGTCCGAGCCGAGCTGACGTATTCGCAGGGGCTCGACCGGATGTGGACGCGGTCGACGCGGTACGATTACCCGTGGCCCGCGTTGATGCACCTGGGGGAGCAGCCGGTCCTGAACCGCGAGATTTATCACGACCTCGCGGATGGGACGGCGGCGAACCAGCGCAGCGGGGTGTTCGGGTACATTCCCCGCTACGATGAGTGGCGTTTCAAGAAGTCGCTTATCACGGGCGTTTTGCGCCCGGCGTACGCGACGCCTCTCGACTCGTGGCATTTGTCGGAGGAGTTCGCTTCGCAGCCCTCCCTCGATACGACGTTTATTCAGTCCAACACTCCCGTCGATCGGGTGATTGCGGTTCCGTCTGAGCCGCATTTCATCTTCGACGGGTTTTTCAAGTACCTCCACGCTCGGCCCATGCCTGTGTACTCGGTGCCGACTATCGGGGACCGCCTCTAGTGTGGGCGGAAGCGGCGGGAAGCCTCCTGGGGGGCGCGGCGTCGTGGTTCGGCCAGCAACAGGCGAACATCGCGAACGCCCGGGAGGCTTCGGGGAATCGGGCTTGGCAGGAATACATGTCCAACACCGCGCATCAGCGCGAGGTGATGGATTTGAAGGCTGCCGGGTTGAACCCGATTCTCTCTGCCGGAGGGGGTGGGGCGTCCACCCCCTCCGGCAACGTGCCGAACATTACGTCGACCACGGAAGGGTTGGCGAGTTCGGCGCGGGACGTTGGCCGCCTCATGTTGGAGAGGCGGCTGCTGAAAGCGCAAGCGGAGAAAGCCGAGCAGGAAGCCCTCGCGGCGAAGCGCGGGGCGGCTACGAGCGGGGTATTGACTCCCGCGATTCAAAAGCTCGGCGCGTTCGGCAACGAGTATCTCGGGAAGTCTCTTGAGGGGCTCAAGCTCCTTGAGCAGTTCATTTCGAGCCCTCGGCAGCGTCTGCAGGATATGGGTCCTCTTTTCATCGGGGACCCCAGGCATAACGTGATTCGGAAAAAGGAGCGGGAGCGATAACATGGGGATGATGAACAGGAAGGAGCTGGCCGAGCTGAAACCCGGAGAACGGGTAAAGCCTCGGACGGTGACGGGGCCGTGTCGCACGAAGCAGGAATTCCGCCAGGAGGCGGATATCAACTACATCGTGGCGAAGTACAAAAAGTCCGGCGTTCTGCCAGCTGGGCGGAGGCCCGAGCTGTTGCAGTTCGCGGACGTTACGAACGTGCTGACGTTCGGTCAGATGATGGAGCGGGTGGAGGCCGGGAAGGCTGCTTTCAATTCGCTGCCTCCGGCCATTCGTTCCCGTTTCCAGAATTCGCCAGCTGATCTGCTGGCGTTCTTGGCCGACGAGTCGAACCGCGAGGAGGCCGTTAAGCTGGGCCTCGTGGCCGCAGCTGTGCCGGCGCCTTCGGCGCCGGCTGTTCCGCCGGCGGAGCCGGCGGTGGCGCCTTCGGCGCCTTCTAACCCTTAGAGTTCTAAGGGTGTTTCAAGTTGGGCCCCCGAAAGGGGGCCCTTCTATTTCTATTCAATTGTCCTCTTTCCTTGCGCGTGCGGTTGGCGCGTGCGTAATGATGTAGGACGTTTTTATTCTGTTTCTAGTCTTTATTTTATTGCCCGGCCAGCTTTAGCGGCTGGGCTGTTGTGAGCGGAGGCCTCCATAGGCCGGGAGCGATTTATCTTTGGAGGGGTCCGGGGGCGGCAGCCCCCGAAATGGGTGAGGGTCTGGGAGCGACCGTTAGGTTGCTCCCAGGTCATTTCTGTTTGATTTAGACCCTATTGGGTCTTTGTTGCCCCCTCGGCTTGCCGGGGGGGCGATGGGGGGGCAGCACACAATCTCTCTTGGTGTATGTGTGCTGACTGACAGGTCTTGTAATTTAAGTGCCTGTCTGTTAGTATTCCCCCTAGGTAGGGGGAAAGGGGGTGTGATGGACGGCAGCACCAAGACTGTGGTGGTGGCGTTGGTCCTGGACCTAATCGTGGAGGCCCTGCGGCGGCTCCATGCTCGGTTCTCTAGAAAGTCGCAGGAGGTGAATTAAGCATGGCGAAGCGTTGGAAGATGTCACGCCGGTCGTCCCAAAGGGACTTTCGGCGTCGGTCGGCTCCGCATCCGCGCAACACCGTAGGTCTGGTGATGCGCGGTGGGATCAGGCTCTAGGTGCCCTGCTACCATCCCCTCCGGGCCGTGTTGGTGTCGGGCCCGGAGGGGCGGCGGTTGGCGTTCTGTTCTAAAGCGGTGGGTAAGCCGCTTTCTCTTCCTTGTGGCCGTTGCATTGGCTGTCGTCTTGAACGTGCCCGTCAGTGGGCTGTTCGGCTCATGCACGAAGCGAAAATGCATGATGAAAGTGTCTTTGTTACGCTCACCTACGACGAGGAAAACTTGCCGAAGGGCGGGACGCTCGTCGTAGATGACTGCCAAAAATTTTTAAAGAGGCTCCGTGAAAGAATTCGACCTTCCCGGATTCGGTTCTTCCTGTGTGGTGAGTATGGAGAGAAGCGCGGAAGGCCGCATTATCACGCGCTCATTTTCGGCTTCGGATTTCCTGATAAGGTGCCTTTGGAGAAATCCGGCGAGTTCGTTGAATACTCGTCGCGTCTGTTGTCTGAGTCATGGGGTCATGGCGATGCGCGCCTCGGGTCGGTTTCGTTTGATTCCGCCTGTTACGTGGCGAATTATGCGACGAAAAAGATTACCGGTGAAAAGGCCGCAGAGCATTATCGCGGCCGTAAACCGGAATTTTTGTTGATGTCTCGTGGTGGTCGGAAAGCCGGAGGTATCGGGCGTGAGTGGATTAAGAAATTTTCGAGCGATGTTTATCCCGCTGATGAGGTGATTGTGAATGGCTGTCCGGCGAAGCCGCCCCGTTACTACGATCAAGTTGTACAGGCTTGCGACCCGGCGCTTGTCGAGGGTGTTAGACTCAAGCGGGAGGTGGCTGCCGAAGAGACCGAGGAATACATTCGGAAGGTCGGTGGTCGGCCAGTGAAGTTCAAGATTTCACCGTCGAATAATATGTGGCGGTTGAAAGTTCGGGAGACGGTGGCGAAGGCTAAAGCCTCGCTTAAAAGTCGTAACCTGGAGTTACATACATGAAGAAGTTATTTGCGGTTCGGGACGTGAAGGCCGACACGTTCGGCGCGCCGATGGCGATTCCGACCGAAGGGCTCGCGGTTCGGTCGTTCACGGAGGCCGTGCTGGCTCCGAATTCGGACCTTGCGAAGTACAAGGAGGACTACATGCTGTACGAAATCGGGACGTACGAACCCAACTGCGGTTTGGTGACCGCGTTGGCGGTCCCGCGTTTCATCGTGAGCGCGTCGTCGGTGTGGGATTCGCATCAGGGGCAGCGGGCGAGGGTGGAGCCCGAGCTGCCGGGAGTGGAGGCCTAACATGTTTGGCAACGCTCCTCGGCTGCCGTCTCCGATGGGTCACGGGTTCGCCCGGGTTCCTACGGTCGGCATCCAGCGGTCGAGATTCGACCGCTCTCATTCGGTGAAGACGTCTTTTGACGCGGATTATCTGATTCCGATTCTCTGCGACGAAATCCTGCCGGGCGATACGGTCAACTGTCGTTTGACGGCGTTCGCGCGTCTCGCGACTCCGCTCAAGCCCATTATGGACAACATGTACTTGGAGACGTTTTTCTTCTTCGTGCCGATGCGTCTCCTTTGGAACAACTGGGAGAAGTTCAACGGTGCGCAGACCGACCCCGGGGATTCCACGGTGTTCACGGTTCCGACGGTGCCGATGCCCGCAGGTGGTCCGGAGGTCGGGTCCATTTGGGATTATTTCGGGATTCCGACGGACATGACGAATGCGTTCAACGTGGCGGCGTTGCACTCGCGGGCGTACAACCGCATTTATAACGAGTGGTTCCGCGATCAGAACCTTCAGGATTCGCTGGTGGTGGATTTGGACGACGGTCCGGACACCCAGGCGGATTACGTCCTGCGGAAGCGCGGCAAGCGGCACGACTATTTTACGTCGTGCCTGCCTTGGCCTCAGAAGGGCGACGAAATCACGCTGAGCATTGGCGCGGGCGATATGCCCGTGTTAGCTTATCCGGCGGCAACGAACAACTCGCCGTTTCAGGTGAAACGGGCGTCGGACGACGGTACGGTGACGACGGGTAACACGCTGGGGTCGAATGCGACTGGGGGTTACCTTCGGGACACCGGCACGGGTGAGAATCTGTACCTCGACCCGCAAGGGCGGCTCTACGGAGACCTCGGGTCGGTTTTGGCCACTTCGGGGA